CCCTGGCGATGCAGGAAGCAGCCTAGGAGCAGCCCTAGGACATACTAGACAGAAAGTAGAATACAGTCCCTATCTGGGAACAAACATTGACCGAGCGATTAACCCTCGTGAGGTTGTTGAACATATACTGAAAACTAAAGTAGTAGGAGTTGCAAATGGGAAAGCGGAATTCGGACCGAGAGCATTGGGTAATCGATCCCTACTTGGTGATGTACGCTTTGATATTAAGCGCACTGTTAATCGAATTAAAAGACGCCAGAACTTCAGACCTTTTGCCCCGGCGATCCTGTCCGAGTTCGCAAACGAGTACTTTGATGGAGAAATGAATTGCTATATGCAGTACACTTCTCAGGCAAAGCACGATTATTCTAGCGTAACCCACGTTGATGGTAGTGCTAGAGTACAGATAGTCACACCTAAGTGTGAAACCATATTAAGACCTATTCTAGAAGAATATTATGAGAAAACAGGAGTACCTATGCTATTGAACACGAGCCTTAATATAAAAGGACAGCCTATGGTAGATAACTGGCAAGATGCTCTTGACTTTCAAAAGATGTATGGAGTAAAAGTATTTTGAGTATGTTATTTGTAGGGTGTAGTTTTACCAACGGAATGGAACTACAAGATAAACAAGTCAGTCGCTTTAGTGCAATAGTATCTAAAGAGTTTGGCTATAATCAATGGAATGAGGGTAAAGTAGGTGCTGGTAACGATTATATACAAAGAACAGTATTTAATTCGGTAATCAATAACCAGCTATTCTACAATACTCCGCTACAAACTCTAGGTGTCAAAAAACATAAGTATGAAACTAGAGTCAAGACTAAAGGAGACTACATTGAAAAGTTTATGTGGGAAGACAAGACCAAAGAAGGCAATTACCAACAAACATTTCAGCAGAGTAAAACAGAATCTGGGCAAGGCAAACCCAAGTTGGTAGTATGTATGTGGTCGGGTATTAACCGTCACGAAATACTTAGAAAATCCAACATTGCTAACACTTGGAGTTGGACTATTAACACTTGGTCACGCTTCGGCTTAGACCCTAAATCATTACTAGCAACACCTGAAAGTAAAGCGTACTGTGATAATCAGTACCCAGCAGGCGTAAGAGATACCTTAGAAGGTTATCTAAAAGAGGTTCGTAACGGACACATGAATCTACGTCTTACTATTGGTAATATGCTAGCAGTAAAATATTTCTTGCAGTCGCAAGGAATACCACAATTACATTATGTATTCTCGAGTGGGCAATATAAGCCATTGCTACCAGTATTGGACTGGGACGTATTTGAGAACACCAACACTTGGTGGAAAGGAACCGACATAGACCAACAAACAGCACTCAGAGAGCTGCCTGTTTTAGAGTCAGAAGGCTTTTACGATATGACTAAAAGACTTAGACTACCTATAGGAGGTAAAGACCACCCATTAGAAGAAGCGCACCAAGCAATGGCACAGCGCATCATCGAGGATATAAGAAAAAATGAATTTTTTAAATAAAATAGTCAAGTATTTCAGAACCCTGTGGTTTGAGTGGCAGTTGAAAAGAAACTACAGCCCCGACACCTATGTCTATGAAGAAGACGAAATTTTCGAACCTGAAAAAGAAAGTTAGGATACAAAAAATAGTTCTTGACAAGAGGTTAAATTTCCTCTATAATATACAATATAAATAAGAAAAGAGAGAAAAATCTAAATGAGCCAAATTTTACCGCCAACTGCTTGTCCTTCCTGTGAGGGTGATGTAACTTGGGTCAATGACCTAATTTACTGCCTAAACAAGATGTGTCCAGCACAGTGGAGTAAGAAACTGGAGCATTTCGGAAAACTCTTAAAAATAAAAGGATTCGGCCCATCTTGCATTAGTAAGTTGGATATCGGAGACTACCCAGAACTGTATGAGCTAACTGTTGAGGATATTTCCTTAAGACTTGGCTCAGAGAGACTGGCTATAAAATTAGCTATTGAAATTGAGAAGTCAAAATCAGTAGATTTGCAAACTTTATTGCCAGCTTTCTCTATTCCTCTTTTTGGTCGGTCAGCTTCTCAAAAACTATGTGAGACTATATCTTCGCTTGAAGATATATCTGAGAAAAGTTGTGCTGAAGCAGGCATTGGCCCAAAAGCAACAAGCAACCTAATGCAATGGTTAGAATCAGAATTTATACCAAACAAATACAAAACGAAACTTCCTTTCTCCTATTCTGCAACGAAAGTTGTAAAACGAGAGTTAATGGGCACAGTCTGTATTAGTGGTAGACTCAATTCATATCCCAGCAAGGCTCATGCGGCGGAAGTTCTGGAACAACACGGCTATGCCGTAAAAAATAGTCTGACAAAGGACTGTACTCATTTAATAAACGAGTCAGGAGTTGAGTCAGCAAAAACTAAGGCAGCGCAAGATCGCGGTGTCATTATAATAACAAGCATTTTAAATTTAATCGGAGAATAATAAAATGGCATTACCAAAATGGACAGACGAGAGAACATCATCTCTTGAGAGCTTTGTAGGCTCTGAATCCCCAGTATCTCAAACTACTGTAGCATCAGCTGCAACAGACTTAGAAACTTCTGTAAGAAGTGTTTCAAGCAAGTTGAGAAAAATGGGTTATGATGTAGAATTGGCTTCATCTAGCAACACTAAATCTTTTAGTGACGCACAAGAGGCTACCCTTTCAGCATTTGTAACTGATAACTCAGGTTCTTACACATACGCTGAAATCGCTACGAATTTTGAAGGCGGAAACTTTTCTGCTAAATCAATTCAAGGCAAAATCCTTTCAATGCAACTAACAGAGCACGTTAAACCTGCCCCTAAAGTTGAATCAGTTAAGACTTATTCTGAAGCTGAAGAAGGAACTTTCGTAACTATGGTTAACGATGGTGCTTTCATTGAAGAGATTGCTGATAGCCTAGGAAAGAGTGTAAACTCTATCAGAGGTAAGGCACTTTCTCTACTAAGAGCTGGCGAAATTAACGCTATCCCTAAGCAGAAAGAAACTAAAGGTTCAGGCAAAGCAGATCCTTTAGCTGACATGGCAATTGACGGCATGACTGTCGACGCTATCGCCGATTCAATCGGTAAAACTGTAAGAGGCGTGAAAACAATGCTTACAAGACGTGGATTAGTATGTGCTGACTACGACGGATCAGCTAGAAAAGAAAGAGTTACATCTTAATTAACTTTTAATTGTCAAGATCGCAGGGGGAGTACGCTCCCCTTGCTTTTTCTTGGGAGAGACTATGACAGTAGAAAGTGCACTTATAAAACAACTTTTATCGCAAGGAGATTTCGAGACTTGGAACCGCTTACAGGTGCATTATTTACCTGAAGGCGAGTACCAAAAGATTTGGAAGGTCGTGGACAAACACGTCCACAAGTTTCATGCGCTTCCCTCTTTTGAGGATTTGAAGTATGAAATACGTTCCAGAGAACTCCAAGAGAAAATCTTTGCGATAGAGGCTGTGGAGACAGAAACTCCAGCGCACGAACTATTAGAATATCTTAAGGATTCGTTCACACAGAATGAAATCCTAGCCAAGATAGAACACTATCTAGACGAAACAATCTCCATTGCTGACGCAAAGGAGAATATAGACTATCTGCAAGAGATGGTCGTACAAGTTCAAGATCGAGTTAACACAGCCGACGACCAAGATACAATGGAAACGGTTGAGTTGTTCGATTCTGAAGACGATTTGGCAAAGTACTTAGGCTTAGGGTTAAACCAAGACTACGACTTGTCTTATCAATTCTCTCCCAAAGACTTGGTCATTGTGGGGGCGCAACGAGGTCACGGAAAATCATTTGCTTGCTGTAATATGGCTGTCAATGCCCAGCAATCAGGACGTTCCGTGCTTTACTTTACTATCGAGATGGATCAGCGACCTATTCTGCAAAGAATGTGTAGCATGGCCACAGGTGTACCACTAGGCAGACTGATAAAGAGAAATCTTTATGAGAAAGAGTGGAAACGCATCGGTGAGTGGTGGGCAGATAGATTTGAAGGAGGCAGTGAAGTCCTAGCGGACTGGAATGTTTCCACAGATTTTGACAAATTCCACTATGCACTCACTCGAAAGTGTGAATTAAAGAGAACGGCTCAGTTAGATGTATTCTTTGACCCTTCACTTACACTTGCTAAGATTATTAGTACAGTTAGGCAGAAGAAGATAGAGTACCCCGATCTGGGTATGGTAATTGTAGATTATCTGAACCAAGTACGTCGTCACAATGCTCCTAGTCGCTCTGGTCAGTACGAATGGACTGAACAAATAGAGATTTCAAAGGGATTGAAGGCACTCGCCCAAGACCAAGAAGTATTGGTCATATCAGCGTTCCAAACAAACCCCAAAGGAGAAGTAAGATTCTCTAAAGGTATCGAAGATGCAGTAGACGCCTCGTATACACTAGAACATTGGGGCAAAGAGGAGAACGCAATCAAATTCAAATGTAACAAAATGCGTAGTGGAGAGATGAAGTCATTTATCTCGGAAATCGATTGGGAAACACTAAAGATCGGACCACACACAGCTATGGACCCAGACGAGAAAGCAGAGATGCGGGAAAACATGAAAACTGGGGAAGACTACAGTGATTTATGATAGAACTGCTCGTGACTTTCAGGTAGGTATCTTCGCTTTTGACGTGGACGATAAGTTCTTCAGTTGGTTTGGGAAAGATTGGCAAACGACACAGGGCGCCGAAGGCTGGCTTCGTCACAATAAACCAAGAGTTTACTTACGACTATGGACGTTCATAGATTCAGTTCTAGAACGACACAACTCGGGGCAAAGAGGCTTCCGAGACCCAGTAATTATATACGGAGACTTAGAAAAACAACATTTTAATGTACATCCCGGCACAAACAGAATAGTACTAAAGAAACTACTTCCTGAAGTAAGATTAGTAGGTTGGGTAGTAGACCCACGATGCACTAATAGATCACAGTACAAACCATATTTCAATAACATACAGCCTATTGCTAGAGATAAGCAAGGCAATAACCAAATACTATGGCAGGCACATCACAGGTCTGGTAGGGGTAGAGGAGTGGAAGATGTTTATGACTTCTCGCTAACCTCAGATATATATTTAGGTGCAGATACGTATGATACGCCAAAAAGGAAATTAGAGTGGCAGAAAATAAGAAAGACCACAGGTTTTTCAGTATATGTAAACAACAAGTACTTTTACGATATAGGTACGCCTCAGGGCAATCATGCATATGAAATTAAAACAGTAGAGGGAGTGTATCAGTTGTTTTTACATTACTTCTTTGGTTATCCGCTAACTAAGTGGAAAACACATTATTTTAGGAAAAAGATATGAAAGCAGGTAAAGTATGGGGACAAACAGAGTTAATACACGCTAATGGAGTCTTAGAGTTCCATAGAGTAGAATTTAAAAAAGGAATGAAGTGTTCAGAACATGAGCATGAATTTAAATGGAATGGCTTTTTCGTTGAGTCAGGACAGTTGCTAGTAAGATGTTGGCAGAATGATTACGATTTAGTAGATGAAACAATCCTAAATCCAGGCGAGTTTACGCAGGTTAAGCCTGGCGTAATACATCAATTTGAAGGACTAAAAGATGGAGTTGCATTTGAACTCTATTGGGCAGAATTCAACCATAACGATATCAAAAGGAGAACTGTAGGTGGCACAAGCTAACCCAGACCGAATGACATTTGTAGACTATAAATTCGTTCGAGAGGGCGAAGATATACAATTTGATGAAGAATTAAGTATGGAATCATTACGATTCTATGAAGGTAAAACATTTAAAGTCCAAGTCCATGAAGGACGCATTTGGCTTAGGTTTATAGAAGATTGGGATATGATGCCCGATTTATCCTATAGAAACGGCAAGCCAATAGACTTTATAAAAGAATCTAGGGAGCTAGAATTACAATATGAACAAGACAAACAATCCAGTAGCTAAGCATAGCAGAAACAAATCAGGGGCAGGCCCCCATAAATCAAAGAAAGAATATGATAGAAAAGAAGGAAAAGTAGATATGGAAACCATGGAAGACGAACTTGAGAGTTGGGCTAGTAAGATTGATAGAATAGTCTTGCTGACAAAGATGCAGAAAAATTGCAACAATCCAAACGCATGGTTTGATTATGAAGAACGAATACATGAGGTCAAATTGGAGTTAGAAGCATGGCAAACGACAGAGTAAGTAGATCAACTGCTGAACTTATACCTATGCCACCTAATACGTGGTATATTAGAAAGATAAATTGGTTGCTAGAACAGCCCAAGGTAAAGGAGAATATTAAATCCGTCCCCTTGAATGAACCTCTCATGGATTCATTACTATCACATGGAATGAAAGCGCCCATCCTAACGATGCCGAACTGGTATCCAATCGCTGGCTCACAAAGACTAAGAGCATACGCAGAGATTGTAAAAGACTTTCCAGAACTAGGGGAACAAGAGATTAGAGTTTGCCGAATAGATAAGGAATACTGGCTAGTATGGTATCTATGGGGAGATAAAGATTTCAGAGACAAAGCTGTTGCAATATATTTTCAGATGGTAGAATTAGTATGGAAATCACTATATTATGAAGACGATGCTGATCCTAGTGGTGTGAAAATGACAGAATTTGAAAAATTGGGGGACGAGCTGGAGTGGAAACACAAATCTACGCTGGGTTCAGAAAGAATTAAATCTATGGAAAGGAAAAATAATACTTGACACAAGGTCAAAATTCCTGTATAATATACTTATAAATGATAGCAATAGACTTATTACAAGACAAGAAGATGCCGTTTACTGTCAAAGGACAGGACGCACTAATATCATGCCTAAATCCTGAGCATGATGATAATAACCCAAGTCTCAGAGTAGATAAAGTAACAGGCGTAATGCACTGTTTCGGTTGTGGTTATAAAGGTAACATATTTACATACTTCGGTGCTCCAGAGAGTCCACTAGAAGTTAAAGTACACAGAATTAAAGACAAGATTGCAAAAGCCCGTTCGCAAACCGTAGGTATTCAACTCCCAGAAGACCGGATCGAATGGAAAGGTGGTCCGTATCGCAATATCTCAGAGGAAACTTTGAAGATATGGCAAGCCTTCACTTGGAATGTTCCAAAGTTTGAAGGTCGGATTATCTTTCCAATTCGTGACTTGACAGGCAAAACTATTGCACTCTTAGGGAGAAGCATAGCAGGAGCAGTAGGCAGTGACAAGTATTATATCTACCCACACGGGGTAAAGATGCCGTTCACTCCAGCTAAGGTTAAACCAATAGCTAATAGAGTTATATTGGTAGAAGGAATTTTTGATTGTCTCAATCTTTGGGACAACGGCTTAAAGAACACAGTTTGCTGTTTCGGAACACAACAAATGGACTGGTTCAAGCTATCCCTGCTCAAACTACAAGGAGTGCAGGGAATTGATATATTGTTTGACGGCGACGAAGCAGGCCAGAAAGCATCAGAACAGATTAGAACATTGGCAGAGAAAATGGAACTGTCAGTACAGCAGATTAAACTAAAGGATGGACAAGACCCAGGCGGGTTCACTCCAGCCCAAATACACAAGTTGAAAGCCCGATTATATGGATAGTGAACAGTTACAAAAAGCAATCTTCGGATTGCATACTCGTAGATTCGGCACAGTTGCCGAGATTATGATTAAGAAGATTATAAAGGCTACTGAAAGTGGAACTCTTAGCTACGACCTATTTGATAATATCGAGGGTAGTCGTATAGAGTGTAAATTCTCGAGAGTTCAGAAGAAAGCAGAATTGAAGATAACGGACAGGAACTTGTTTAAGGCTTTAGAATGCGAAGCTAACCGTGATATTATGTATCACCAATGGCAAGACTACGACTGGGATTGTAATATCCAGCAAGTCAAGAAAGAAGAATTTGATGTACTATTTTATGGAGTATTCTTTAAAGACATGATTCAAGTCTTTAAGGTGCAGAATAGTGACATCGGTAAAGAAATGAAATACTCTAACAAACAACATAGGGGTAATACAGGAGAAGGTCAGTTTCACTTAAACAGACAGACCTACAAATATCATCTGGATTGCAACTTATTTAAAACATTAACTTATGGAGAATTATTAGAATGGCTAAAATAGCACTTATAGAAACCAAGCCAACAAGTACAAACTTCGATAAATACTTCGAGTTTGAATTTGAACGTTTTGCGTTATGTTCTGATAGTTCAGTAACAAAAGTTCTTAAGAAAGATGTTGACCTAGAACTAAACCCTGACGACTATGATTGGCTAATCTTAGTGGGCGCAGAAGCATTTAAGCAGTACACTAGGAAAACATCAGTGACAGAATACAATGGTAAAATTATTGATGAGAAGTTTTTAGCTCTCATGAATCCAGCTATCATTAAGTTCAAACCCGAAGCTAAGAAAGCTTTTGAAGATGCTATTGAAAGCATCTCAGGGTACGTTAGCGGAGAACTAAAAATTGAAAAACTATCGGAAGACAAATGCTATGGCATACAGGACAAAGAAACAGCAATTAAATTTATACAAGCGGCGATTGACGCCCCGCTCCCGTATATCGCACTCGACTCAGAGACAAGTGCTTTATACTGTAGGGACGGCTATATGCTTGGATTTAGTATGTCTTATGAGCCTGATCATGGTATATATTGTGATTGCGACGTAATTGATGAAGAAGTCGAAGCAAAAATGCAGGAACTTTTCAACAAGAAAACTGTAGTATTTCACAATGCGAAGTTCGATTTACAATGGTTTATTTACCATTTTAATTTCGAGTTTCCAAACTTCGAGGATACAATGCTTATGCATTATATGTTCGATGAAAACCCTGGCACACATGGTCTTAAACAACTAGCGATGAAGCATACTCCTTATGGAGACTATGAGAAGCCGTTAGAAGATTGGGGCGCAGAGTACAGGAGAAAACATGGCATACTAAAGCAAGCCTTTAGTTATGACCTGATACCTTTTGATGTGATGAAAGATTACGCGGCTATGGACGCAGTTGTAACCTTCTCACTATATCAGAAGATGAAGCCAGCAATCGAGCAGAACAAGAGACTCTTATGGGTCTATGAGAATATTCTACTAGAAGGCTGTAACTTTTTAAGGCAAGTTGAGAACAATGGTGTTCCTTTCAACCGTGAGCGACTAGACTTTGCTCAGGGTGTAATGCAGGAAGATATAACGAAAGCAGTTGCAGAGTTATACGAATTTCCTGAAGTGAGACAGTTTGAGAAAGCACAGGGTAAAGACTTTAACCCGAACTCCACAGTTCAACTTCGATCCCTTTTATTCGATTTTATAAATCTAACCCCAACGGGTAAGAAAACAGGTACAGGTGCCCATAGTACTGATGCTGAGGTTCTTAATGAACTGGCAGAAGAACACGCTGTTCCTAAACACATACTAGAAATTAGACAGAAGAACAAGATAAAGACTACATATCTTGATAAGATTATACCGAATCTTGATAGAGATAGTAGACTCCGTACAGGTTTTAACCTGCATGGCACAACTTCCGGACGTCTTTCTTCTAGTGGTAAATTGAATATGCAACAGCTTCCTAGGGATAACCCTACGGTAAAAGGCTGTATACAAGCAAAAGAAGGGCATAAAATCGTCTCTATGGACTTAACAACGGCAGAAGTGTATGTTGCCGCTGTTTTGGCGAAAGACGTAGGACTGCAGAACGTATTCAAGAGTGGAGGCAACTTTCACTCGACTATCGCGAAGCAAGTCTTTAAACTACCATGTGAAGCTGATCAAGTCGATGAATTATACAAAGACAAACGTCAACAAGCTAAGGCTGTAACATTCGGTATTATGTACGGTGCAGGCCCAGCTAAAATCTCATGGCAAGTTACGAAGGACTCTGGAACAGAGTTCTCAATGCATGATGCTCAGACAGTTATTTCAGAATACTTCCAGTCATTCCCCAATCTGAAGAAGTGGTTAGATGATTGCGGTTCGTATATACGAGCCAACGCATTCATTTACAGCGAATTCGGTAGGAAGCGTAGGCTTCCCAATGCCAAGAGTAAGGACAAAGGTATTGCGTCTCACGAAGTAAGAAGTGGAATTAACTTTCTAGTACAATCCGTCGCATCGGACATCAACCTATTGGGTGCGATAGATATGCAACACTACATCAATAGAACTGGAATGAAGTCCAAAATCTTCGGACTTGTGCACGATTCAATTCTTGCAGAAGTACCAGAGACTGAAATGGACGTCTATTGTAAAAACCTGAAATCTTTTGTCCAGAAGGACAGAGGCTTTTCTATACCCAATTGTCCTGTAGGATGTGACTTTGAGATAGGTCAAGACTACAGTTTCGACAAATGGGAAAAGTATTATAACTAATGAAAAAAATAAAAAGAACAGCTAATAGCATATACACAAACTGTTTGCGAATCAACCGTCATGACATTGACGGGCACGAAGACGATATAGCCTTCGCGATTCTAGCAGTATTTGTGTTTGGGACTATGTGGATTAGCTTAATCCAATTGTAGGAGAATAAGGATCATGGACATGTTAAGAGGACAAAGAGTAGCAGTAACAGGACATACAAGCGGTATTGGTTTAGAAGTTTACCAGTACTGTTTACATCATGGAGCTGACGTAAGGGGTTACTCACGGAGTAACGGTTTTGATTTAATGAAAGGTGGGGACGACGTTCTCAACGATATATTAAAGTTTGACGCAGATATCGTGTTTAATCATGCTTGGGTACCTCGAGTACAGAACAAGATTCAGAAGATATTACATACACAATGGAAAAAGCATAACAATAAAGTTGTTATAAGCACTGGCTCGGCTACCAGTTATTACAGTATAGGTTCAGACATATACGAAAATGATAAAACTGAGTTACGAGAATATTCAATACAGGCTGCAGTTTCCTACCCGCATACTAATAAGTGTAGATTACACAATGTTAGCATGGGTTGGACAAATTCAGCAATCCTAGATGGAGTTGAGGATGGGGAGTACTTTATCGACCCTTATGAGGCCGCACTGATTTTAATTAACCTTGCGCAACCTCAAAATTACGTAGTGTCTGAGATACTAGTAAACGCCAAATTCAAACCATTGAAGGATATGACTCTGTTACGGGACAAGGCAACAGCAAATGTATTGACTAGCTTGGAGAAGAGCAATGCCAACAATTAAGGTACCAAAGCAAGAGAATCAGACTCTTAAGTCATCGGACGATATTGTTAACGCAATAAATAATGCTGATCCTCGTACTAATACCTATATGCCTCTCAGCGCAGGTGTAGAGTCCACAGCGGCTCTAATTTACACGCAAAGAGATCCTGACATGCACCCATTCTGTGTATATTGGTATGATCAACGATATGGAATGTTTTCGGACGCCATGGCGTTTTATACACAGAAACAAGCAGAGTTTTATAACTTACCGTACGGTAACGATAAATCAATGCTATCAGTTCTACCACACACGAGGGAAGTTCCGATTATTGTATCGGGACTATCCTCCTTTATGTCAGTAGTATTAGGCGCACCTGGAGGAATCAAGTTCAAATGGTTCATGATGGGAGCTAATGCAGAAGATGACATGAGAATGCGATTACAGTTTAGGGAGTACAGAAAGATTATGGCTCTCTATATGAGTGATTGCTTAGATGGAACAGGAGTTAAACTATCAGCGTGTAGAGAGACCCCTGAAGTACGAAACCCATTGGAGTTCTTAACTAAATCGGAAATGTATGCACTTATTATGCGAGAAGAGCCGAAGATGTTAGAATTACTATGGACTTGTATTTTACCTAAGGGCGAAATACGAAAAAATGGAAAGTTAGTAGGATATGAGGCTTGTAATGTATGTTACAAGTGTCAAGAGTTAGAGCAAGCGAAGAAGACAGCAGCAGATGGTGTATTTCGCTACCAGGAGGGTATCAAGTATTTCAGTACGATTAGTAAGGACATGAAATGAAGCCCTACAAGCAAAACTCTTTCATGAGTCCTCATGAGTGTGATACAGTAAATAAGTATATAGACTTACGTATACTGAACAAGACTATACCTAGACGTAAACAAAAGAATGGAGAACACTATCAACTAAGTGGAGATCCTTTATCCGATGCAATCGGACTTGTTTATAGAGACACAGTAGCACAATTATTAAAAAAAGATGTTGTTCTTAGCTACTCAATGATAAGAAGGTATGCTAAACATTCTTTTATGCCTTGGCATAGAAATAGATGGGAAGCAGAACACGCTATAGTAATACAGATTAGTGATAATAGCTGGCCTATGGGGTTTGTTGAAGGACAGGATAACCCTCTTATTGAAGGCGAACAAAAGCCTAGTAGTATATTGAACTGTCATCAGGGAGACGCAGTAGTATTTAATGCTGCTGAGACGTATCATGGCAGACATAAATTGAAACTTGATTTAGTAACTACCTTAAATTTATACTATGTAGAAGCAGGCGGTTATCTAGATAATAAAGATAGACGAATAAATTACGGAGATAACTATAAATCACAGCACAACCCGGACAGTCACCAATGGAAAATTTCAGCAGAAAAGCAATAGCAAGAAGGATATACGGTAATGGGTACACTAAAGAGTTATTCCATTACGATAGCATAACAAAAGAAGAGTATGCAAAGACCTGCCAAGAACGAGTAGATATGTTCGTAGTAGGTAATAAACGAATTATGAATCCTATAGATGCGTTAGACCAAGAGTCTTACTTTCTATGGATTAAAAATAGAGATAGCGAAATAGTAGCTTGTGTAAGGATAATTCCACCACACCTGACTAAAGAGCTATATGGGAGGAGATACTCAGTCTGGGATAAGGGCTGGATTACTGACAGTAAGTGTCATTTATTTCCTGTAGATAAGAACAAAGAAGCTCCATGCTTATGGACTCCAGAATGGGGAACAAAAGTACAGGGAGTAGAACATGCCATCATGGACTTGTATGAAGCAGGTCATATGTACGTAAATTTCTTTAAGAAGCATATGCCTGGGCTAGAGTACTTAGGGTCACAGAAAGACGAGTACGGGTACGAAGGATGGCAATGGGTATGGGAACCAACCCCAAAAGAGGAAGCTGAGCCGATAATAAGGAAGTTCATTGAATCGCAGACTTCATAAAAGTATGCAGTCGAGACAAAAGTCTCAGCGAAGAATCTGGGCTCTTAGGAATAATAAGATGCAAGATAGAGTCAATACTTGGGAAGATTTAATCTTCCCTGTTTACGTTATACATAGTGAGAATGTCGAGCTAATAGATGGTATTCTATGGCTAGATAATCAAGTGTTGGACGACAAGAACATGCTAGGAGAGACTCTAGGAATAAGAAGAATGCAGACTCCTATGAAAAGTTTATATTCCCTAAGGTATATGATAAGAGATATAGTAGGCATGAGTCAACATAAGGGAAAGAACTTTGTTGACAGCGATGGCAGAGTGATAGCGTATGAGAAAACAGAGAAGTGCAAAATACACTATCACAAAATAACAAAGCGTTTCAAAAGAGGCGTAGCAACAATGATAAAGTTTAAAGGTATAGACAGGCTTATGGAAGTAGCAACTCCTCCTAGTGAGGACGCAGCATGGGCTGGTATAGTATATAGACGAGGGCTTCCTTGGGAAATCCGAGACTTTACAGTTGAAGAACAAAAAAGCACTTGGTGTATGATATGAAAACAACAAAAAACGATATTACAGGCGACCTCATAAAGACTAAGCCTAGTAGTCAAGCTTATACCACTAATTGGGATAAGATATTTAGGAGAAAAATGCAAGTAATAATTTACGGAAAAGATAACTGTCCTTACTGCGACAAAGCAGTATTTTTATGTACACAGAAGGACGTTGAGATGACATACAAAAAGCTAGGAAGAGACTTTGATGCGCTAGAAATGGCAAAAGAGTTTCCCAATGCAAGAACCTTTCCTCAAATAATATTTGATGGAGAAAAAATCGGTGGATACACCGAACTGGAGAAAAAGTGGACATAGATAAAATTATCGAGAAGATGAAAAATCACATCTGTTTAATCGAGTATACTAGCCTTATTTCTGGCACAAAGAAAAGTCGAGAAATGACGCTTAGTTATGATGTGATACCTAAAAAGCATCAACTCTTTAAGAACCTACCTACAAGTAATAAAATGATTGCTTATGATATAGAGTTTCAGAGGTGGGACGACATTGACCCTGATACTATTCTTAGTTGGAAAGTGATTAGCTAATGTGTGGATTTATAGGTACAACCAATAAACATTTAGCACACATAATGTTAAAAAAACAAGAGCATCGAGGTCCAGATGCTCTTTCTTTCTGGGGAGATGAAAAAATACATCTTGGGCACGCTTTACTTGATATAACAGGAGCGGGTCAAAAGCAGCCTATAGTTACTGATAATGGTAATATAGTCATGCTGAATGGAGAGATGTATGATTCTAGAATAGCTAACGATACTGTATGGCTCGGCAAAATGCTGGACAAGTACGGTACTTCCGTTTTAGAATGGACAGACTGGCATGGCAGTATTATGTACTATATGCCACAAATGGAGAAATTAGTTCTAATTAGAGATCAATTTGGAACAAAACCTCTATGGTGGGGGTTTGATGGAAAGACCTTTGAATTCAGTACAAGTTGTAAATCGTTCTTAAACAAGGAACTAAATGTAAATGAAAGAAAGTTTGGCTCTATGGGAGACGAGTGCATCTGGAAAGGGTATCACAAGGTCGAACCGGGCGGAGTACTGCAATTCGACACTAATACTTGGAAACTTCGTAGGCATAATCTATGGAACTGGTTTATACTTAGAAAAGATAAGTTTAATCCCGAAGATTTTATACAAAAAACAAAAGACTCAATATTAAAAGTAGCAAACCACGGTAATAGTACCAATAAGCATGCTATTTTTCTAAGCGGCGGGTTCGACAGCCAATTAGTAGCATCTATATGCCGTGAAAGTACTAAGGATATCACGCTTTTCACTTGCGGTTATAGTAACGAGAAAGGAAACAGTCATGAACACATGGGTTTCCAAGAAGAAAGCAGAATGGCTATAAAGAGTGGAGAACTATGGGGCAGAGAAGTAGTAAAAGTAGACTTAGGTAGAGACCAACGAATAGCATTAGGTAAGACCTGGCTAGCAGGCACGCATTACGCATGGTCAGATCACAATAGACAAGCCCCTAGATACTTACTAGCAAGGGCGGCAGCCGAACATGGCTGTAAAGTAGTATTAACAGGAGATAGTGGAGATGAATTGTACTCAGGGTATTTACACCATGACAAACGTTTTGACCCAGCCTACTGCTTACAAATGCTAGAGGGTATGAAAGATAAAAGATGGTTTCCCCAAAATATGCTAGATCAGGGAGACCCTATGGGCATGAGTCTTTTCATAGACTTGCTCACAACTTCCGAACAGAACATTCTAGCAACTGACCAAACAGTCGGATTATTTGGAATGGAAGCTAGAATACCTCTACTTACCCAGCGGTATGTTCACTACGTTCTAGGTATTCCTACAGCAACAAGATTTAAACAACTACAAGGGTACGCACCTGGTACTACAAAGTATTTGATGAGGGAAGTTATGAAAGACTATATACCTCAACACGTTATAGAAAGAAAGCAGAAAACAGGATGGAGTTCCCCATGGGACAATAACCACCACACTCAATCAATGCGTTGGAGAGACGAAGATCTAGAGTTACTGAAAAGGTTAGGTGAATGAAGGCAGTCATAAGTAACAGAATACAGTTACAAGGCGATGCTAAATTCCTTGGATT